CTATTAAGGGTTCTATGAGTCGGTATACCAAGACTCCATCTCGAATGAACTTTAATAATGGTAGTAAGATTCTAGGCTTCTCTTCAGGAGCCAATAGCTCTTCTGGATCAGATAAGATTCGTGGTCATGATGCTAACCTAATTATTATAGATGAGATAGATACTCTAGAAGATAAAGACATTGATGCTATTCTGGCTATTATAGCTTCTCATAGTGACTGTAAACTAATAGTAGCTTCCACTCCTAGAGGCTGGAGACGCAGGTTCTATACCTATGTAACAGATAAGAATCTAGGATTTAAGGAATTCTGGTTCATTTCAGCTGAATCTCCTGAGTGGACAGCAGAGGTAGAAGCATTCTTCAAAGGCTCAACTACAGATGCTGCAACATATACGCATGAGTACTTAGCAGACTTTGCAGAACTAGAAGAGGGTGTTTTCAAAGCTAGGCATTTAAATGCTTCTCTACAAGAGTATGATATGAATGGGCTTGAACCAGATTCGTCTGCTGACTATGTATTAGGGGTAGATTGGAATAAGGCTGCAGGCAACCATCTTTGTATTGTACAATGGATGGGACATAAACTCAAGTTGGTCAAGAAAATCATTGTAGAGGAATCGGCATATACACAAACTGATGCAGTTCAACTTATAATCTCCCTTAATAGGAAATGGAGATTCAAACATATCTTTGTAGATAGAGGATATGGTAGCGTTCAGACTGAGTTATTAAAAAAGCATACCTTACAAGAGCCTAGTTCTATGTTAGATCAGAAAATCTATGATATAGCAATGAACCAACATCTTGATGTAATAGATCCTATATCAGGAGAACCTGTAAAAAGGAACGCTAAGCACTTTCTTATTGAACAGACTAGGAAGCTACTAGAAGACGGGTATATAATATTACCTAAATCTGAAGACACAACTAGTAATTCAGGACATAGCCAAGCTGGTTTAGTTCAGCAGATGAGAAACTTTCGTATTGAGGCGGTGTCAGTATACGGTCTTCCTAGGTATTCTCAAGGCGAGGATCATACCCTTGCTGCATTCTACTTAGCCTGTGGAGGCTTCTATTGGAAGGAAGGAGATCTAAAGGGAGTTCCTTATGTATCTCATATAGCTTCTGTAGAAGTAAGTGATGAAGTGTCTCCTAGTGTTCATCCCTCTTTAGCTGAAATTGAAGAGAATAAGAGACAAGGTCTTAAGCTAACTAGATCAAGTAAGCAATATCCAGGCCTAGCTAAGACTGCTAAGTCCAGAGAGCTAGATACAGGAAGAACTATGGGAAGAAGGGGTCTGAGAACACTTAGACAAAGTATGGAATATCGCGTTAACTCTCCAAATAATAAGCGCAACGCTACATTTAAGAGATCTGGATTCTAATGGGAGGTATTGATTATAATGGTAGGCCTGGGTTCCAGAGACCTAGAAAGCTAACTGAAGTCTCCAATTTGGAGCAATTTCAGGATAAGCTTATAGAGAATGCCTTTCAACAGATAGATGAAAGAGAAGAAGCTACTGACCAATTATTTAGCGATCTAGCCAAAACTTATTTAAAAGGACGAGCTCTTCTTAATGGTCTATCAAAGATGGATCCAGCTCAGTTTATTCCTATTGAAGAGTTTGCTGATTCTACTAGAGCTGCAGCCAAAAGACTGGATAAGGAAGGATCTAAGGATGGAGAGATTATTACTTATAATCTCTATCAGAAGGCTATAGATCTAACATTAGCTAAGAAATGGGAGATTAGGGGAACCGTTATCAATATGAGGATTCCTGCTTCAGTTTCACAACAATCTGTAGAAACTAGTAAGCAGATGAGCAATTCTAAGGGTAATAATTTAATAGAAGAGCTTATATCCCAGAATGGAATCATTTCAACTATTATAGGTATGTTGACTATATCTCCATTCCAAACATTAATATTCCAGACATTAAGCTCAGAAGAATCAGCTGCCAAGGGTATCCAAACTGCTCAGATAGCTCCTGGGATAGCACTATTCCTGGAATTGGGAATTAAGGCAGAAAGAATTATTAGTATGCTAAAAGATACTAATTTGACTACTCCCCTAGTGGAATTACAAATAGCTGAACTTTCTGGATCTGAAACTGCTAGAGCAGCCGCCCTAGGTACAGTAGGGATTGATTACGAAGAATTCAAGAAGAGTCAAGAGATACAGGACTGTGCGGCAATTATGTCTTATGTCTCTGATTACTACAAAAGATACGGAGGACTAGATCGTCCTAATGGACATCTTAGTCTGGATCATTGGATTGCTTATTTACAGGTAGCTCAGAATCAACAGACCATAAGAGGAGCACTGAATACTGCACATGTCTTCTCTCCTAAGTTCCAGTCTATAAAGGAACACTTTGTAAAAGATGAGCCTGCTACTGAGAACATCTTCAAGGAAGAAGATAAAAAACACAGTAAGATATTTATACAGCTAGCCAGTGCTACTAGAGCTATAAGAGAATCTAGTAATGATATCTATGATGATATTATTGCAGCATTTACTACACAACTAACAGATCGCGAATTATGCTGCTTGGTAGAAATCTTCGGTGCTATAGGTAATCCTGAGATAATGTATACCATAGCCAGCCTCCTTAGAATACTAGCTACAGATCTTGCTGGTGAGATAGCAAGACTTGAGAATATATTTTCTAGATACTTAGCTAATCTAGCACAAGATGCTCTATTTGAAATAGTAGCAGACATAAACAAATATTACTATAAACTTGTAGAGAAGATAACTAAAGCCTTTACCGTAGATTTTGAAGGACTAGAGGCTTGTGGTGGTATGTTCTCTTTAGGATGGGCTGTAATCCACGCCGTAGAGGTTATCTTCCGTCAGGTATCTGGTCTAATCAAAGAGCTTAGCTCCATCATAGGAGACTTTGGACTTGATAAACCAGGATCCTGGGAGGTCTCTGCAGATCGTAGAGAGCTTCTAGGTATAGCCAGAATACTAGAAGTACTTGCAGCTAGACTCGATCTAGCAAACACCTGTGAACTAGATAGAGTAAACAGGTCAGTATCAGATCAGATTTCTGATAGTAATACAAATATAGATCAAGCTATCTTCACTATCTTAGGATCAATCCCTCCCAATCTTATAATAACAGAAGAAGAGAAAGCAAAATATTTCCCTAATCAAGTTAATCGAAAGAGTGAGAGATTAAAGTTTACTTATGGAATAGTCCCTGTGCAAAATAATAATGAAGGTACTAGCACTGGTTGCTATACACCAAATCAGAGAATTCTCATTGATAATCTTATCAAAAATCTAACTGAGGCCCTAAAGAAAAGTTTTAATGGTTAGTCCTATCTTCATAGAAGGTCCGTTCCTAGGTAAGGATATCAAACTTACTATCTCTGGCTCAAGAGGTCAAGAAATACAACGAGCTCTAGAGATCCGTTCTAAGATGCTAGGTAGAGTCAAGGGGTATGAGTTTAAGGGTGTTTCTAGTTTAAGACAGACTAATAGAGCTAATTTTACTCCTCCTATATATGATTTAGCTGAGATAGCACGAGTAGCTGATGTAGAGCCTTATGTAACTCAATCTGTACGAAAGCACCGAGAACAAATTCTAAAGGAAGGATACCAAATCACTGGCGTAGAGGACGAAATGGTAGCCTATATTAGAGGACGATTATTTGAGATATACCTACTTACTGGCATTACAACTGAGCAGTGGTTAAGAGACCTAGTCACTAACTTAATCCTATATCATAATGCCTTTTTAATCTACAGACGAGATTCAAGTAGATCTAGTGGTAAGCCCATACGAATGTATGGTAAAGAGATTAATCCAATAGCCGGTATTTTCGTAGGAGACCCAACTACAATAGAAGTTTCAGTAGATAAATGGGGAACTCCAAAGAAATGGAGACAGAGAATCGAGAGTGGGTTTGGGGAGCCGGAGGGGATGTCAGAAAAGCAATACAACGTGGAAGATGTAGTACACGTAACTATGGATAAGAAAACTGGTTTTACCTTTGGTACACCATATCTTCTTCCTGTATTAGATGATATTAGGGCCCTAAGGAAGCTAGAAGAGATAGCAATTATAG